CTATCGTAATTCAGTAACAAGCCCGGCGCTACGAGGGTCAGAAGCAAACATGTCAGAAAGTGCTTTTTCACGCTCTCTGTAGCCACCAAGTTCCTTTTCGTAGTTGTCATAGTCTTCGCCTATCTGACCATATATTTCTTCGTCATCCTCGAACTTCTTGTCGGGGTACTTCTCACGTAATCGACTGAGTTGTCGGTCTCTTTTGCTGATTTCTTTATTTTCAGTTGTAGCCATATCGTTGATAATCGTAGAGTTACTGATTTATTTACCTGCAAATATAATGTGGTAATTATTCCTTTCTCTTTTATCTTTTGTGAGATATTTTTAGTATCTTTACAAGCAAAATGACTAAAGCTGGTGAAATATTACGGAAGCATACTCGACTTTACCCAAGAACGTAACCAAGAACTTATGCGGGTCTATCAAGAGAAACTATCTAAAGCTGGTTACATCGTTATGCCTAAAATCTTTGAGCAAGTTGCAAACTCGCCATGCTCACGGTTTTGGGTGAGTGAGGAACGTGCGGCTATTGTGATTTCCACTTTATTAGCTGGGAAGGTAGTTCCCAATATGCGAAGAAATAAACGTGAAATGTTTGATGAGATTTTTCGTCGTTTTCTTATTGCACGTGAACAATATCCTGAAAAATCTATCTATGCGCTCGCTATTATGGTAGTAAACCAACCTGCACCTAAGTTTTACATGACACCTCGTACAGTAGGAGAATTAATCTATCGAATTAAAAATGGTTGGTATGACAAGCAGTTCAATAGGTATAAGGATTATTCACAAGTCGACAAAGAGGAACTCTAAATTGTGGCAGCAGTCATTGGACCACGATGATAATGTAACCCTCGTTCTTTCCTCTCAACTATCGTTGGCATATCCATTTCATAAAAACAGATATGCATACCTATAGCTCTCGTCATAACCTTGTCATCATGTCTACCAGAAATAGCACCGTATGAGCCGTTCTGTTTCTTCTCATACACAAGCAATTCATCAAGTGCACGCATATCTCGCTCTGTATATAGATGCTCACGGACACACTTGATAAGAGTTGATATAATCATTGGCTTAGTAGCAGAGTTGGTGTTAAAGCCATATTTCTTTGGTATCCCCTGCCGTATCTCGTCCTCGCTCTGTCTGCGTGCATACATATTAGGATATACACTTCCTATCTGATTGAGAATGTACAGTGATTGGTCTCCACCCTCAACATGACGTTCTTTGTCTCTACTGTCCATAGTATTACTTTCTATAACCAACAAGGAGTTGTTATAGAAACCTGCAATCTGTGCTGACTTCCATGCTAATATATCCATATCACAATGTCCGTACCATTCTGCCACTACAGCAGGGCGACCACCATCCATAAGATTGATGCGGTCAAAAACAACTATGTCCGACCAGTCTGCCTTTTCAGTTCTACCTCCAACATCAACCACAGTAAGATAACGGTCCGTAATCTCCACCTCATCATCTTCTTCTGGTAAAGCCCACACCCACAATAAGCCTTGCGCATCTTCATGGAAACGAAGCCCTGTAAGTGCTTCTTCACCCTCAGACTGTTTCCCATAAACATCGCCTATAAAACGAGGTGGACGGCATGCTGGCTTGAACTCCTCCACTTGGTACCTGTCGAAAACCATCGAGCCAGAGTGTACGAACGCCTCTATATCATCTGATGGATACTCACTTGCCATAACACCGTGGTCGTTCTTACCAGTGCGTTCTTCTATATACCAGTGTATAGCTTCAAGAGTTGCACCTTTATTCCATAACCACCATAGATATTTCCCACTTTCTTCACGAGGAGACATCACATTGGCATTTTCTCTGTTGAGATAGAGATTCTCAGCAAAGGCTTTAAGTTCTACATGAGAATTAAAAGGTAAGGAGTACTGTTCTATGTCAAACCATGCTATAAACAGCGCATCAAATTGTGAGGGGATATGAGGGTCTGATGCTGCTTCATATTCACGATGGAAAAAGTTTCCTGTACCATTTGCAGTGCTCTCCATCACAATCATAGTATAAGGTTTATACAAGATACCAGAACAGGCTGAACGCACAATATCTTCTGGCGTCTTACCCTCTGTGGCTTTCCATATACCTACCTCCGAAAGATGCACGAGATTGTAATCACCACCACGGCAACCATCGGGACGCTCTGCCGTACCAATCTTGATTTTGCAGTTACGCTGTGGTACTCGGTGGATAGAACCACTCTTGCCGACACCTACTATCTTTGCCTCATTGTCAGAATATGCTTCACCCATGTTATGGAGCAGTTCAACAGGGTATTCCTTTATCATTTTATTGAACATATCCATAATATCATCTGATGTTGAGCCTTGGTGAGCAATGATAAGAGAATTCAAGCCAACCTTATGTATGAACTGCAACCATGCAAAATACATCTGTGTTGTTGTCGAACCGCCCCACTGTCGAGCCTTTAAAAGTATAAGACGGATAGGCATATCTGCTATTCTCTTGCTCTCAAACTTCTCTAAAAGTTTTCTTTGAGGGCGTGTCAGCCTGAAAAGAACATCATCACCTCCTCCCTTAGGTTTGATGTATATAAGTGTAGCTGCCCAAAAAGCAAAGTCGTGCTTATAACGTAATCGGATAAGTTTCTTAGAAACCTTTTGACGGTCTGTATCGTTAGGGAATACATGTAGAACGTCTGTAAGGAACTTGTCAATAGAACCATGATGAATGAGTTTCTTCACGAAAGGTATCTTCATCATCGTATTTGGAAGCCATTGAACTGGCATAACGAAATCGGAGATACATACCCTTGTACGTTCTCCGATAGAACCCTCGCCCGTTACAGGGTTGAACTTAGCATAGATTGCTTCGTTTCGTCGGTCGTTTACTTTGATGATTTTATTTACCTGGTCCTTATCTGACATACTATCCCTGCAACATCTGCTGTCCTTGCTGTACTGCCTCCATATTAGCTTCTTGTTGTACTTGTTCTGCAAGTTGTGGCGATAAGCCATCTGGAGTTTGTCCGTTCTCTATCTGTTCCTGTTGCGCCTTGATACTCTGCAATAGCTGGTCTGCAAATGGGAAATCACCATTTTCAAGCAATTGCTGTACACTAATAGCACCTGCTGACCACATCTGCATAAGTAAATCATTAGACATAGCACGATAAGCTGGTGTAGCAGTACTCTCTACAATAGAAAGGTCAAACTCAACATCACGTATCTTCTTTGGATCGTATTCTGTAATACTTGCATTTCTGCCTGCAATATTAAACACTCTTGGAGTGTCGTAGAACTGTTGGATATTCTTAACGTCTTTACTTGCTCCATCTCTTACAAATGATGAAAATGTATCAAGCAAATCAAGAAGTGATGTAGTTGCGTTTTGTGTCTGTTGGTTATACAAACTTGCCGACATACCAGAATAACCTGGCTTGCCCTGTAAAGCCCCATTAACACCTGATATATCCTCAAAGAACTTCAACTGCATATTCAAGAGTTCGGAAATACCAATCTGTGTACAGTTATTCGCAATCTGCTGAGGTAGTGCCGTACCAGTTTTAGGTTGCTTAATCATGATGACACCATCGAAGCGTGCCCACTCATTTGCAACATTCTCCATGCTCATACCCTTAGGCAAACACTCTTCAGGGAATAATAGTACACCCTTTGCACTGGCTCGCATTATCCAGTCGTACATAGTGATAAGGCGGTTAGTATAACGCTGCTGGTCTATTACATTACTAACAAATGAGTGTATCTCTCCGTCGATGAATGGGTATGCCTTAAAGACATAGGGATGGCTCTTATGTTCGTAGGGGGTTTCCCCCTCATCAAGGATATCTCCAAATGGGGAGAGGAAATAATAATACCAATAGTTATCCATAAACCATTCGTATTTGATGAGTGGTACATCTTCATCAGCCATTCCAAGTTGATGTGCCTGTTCTATGCGCTCACTATTTACACTGCCTACAAACTCCTCGAAGTCTTCAATGTCAATCTTGAATACATCACCGTTGTTCACATCGTGACAACGATAACGAGGTTTGCTTTCCTTTCTCCATATTTCTATTACCCTACATCGTGTTGCATCGTTCGGTACAAGGAAATCATAGTAACTGTTCAATGGGTAACCAAAGCTTTCATACGCCATACCGAGCGCACCTTTATCTCGTGCAGATTCGTATATCTTTCCTAACTGTGCAACATCCGCAGAATTTTTGGCAAAGCGTTCACACAACTGCTCAAAACTAATATCGTGTATCTCACCTAAACAACTAACATCCCAACCTCGGAAATCACGCATGTTGTTATCTATAAAGAAGTTGTTAGGCTGTACATAGTCCGTCCAACAATCGAGTTTGTTTTCACGCCAGCCATACCATTTGCGCTGTACAACAAAACCTGAGATAAGAAACTCCTCCATGCAGCGAGCATTTATCTCTGTCATACGGTTTAGTTGCATATTGCATTGTAAGACCGTTGACATGGTTTCTCCGTATTTCTGTTCATCACGGTCTCTGGCTGTACAAGTCGGCTCGCTTGCCTGACTACGATATACGCCAAGCACTGCATTCACCATACGCTTGATGAGGTTGTTTTTAAGAGGTACGTTACCTTGTTTCTTAATATATTCTTCCTCGCTCATGCGCACACCATCTACGCATACATAGTCATCCCACTGTTTTCCGTATGTATACTTTTTGTTGCGCTCACGGTCTCTGCGGAATGTATCCATGGCACTCCAATACTGTTGTGCTTCATACAGAATATTATAAGCACGAGTATGCCCATCCATTATATTGGAACGGAGTACAGTGTCTGTTTCAGATATTGGCATTACCTTACTTGCCCGATGTAATCTTTTCTTTGCCATTTAATTAGATGTTGGGATGATGCAAAGATAATTCTTCACATCATCCCTCATTGTTTATCTATTGCTACTTAGAGGTCTTGAGTTCATTGACCATTTCCTGTTGTACCTTAAACATTGCCTTGGTAAGCTGCTCTCTTTCTGTTGGAGACTTTGAGTTTAACCAAGCTTTTGTAATATCATTCATATCACTGTTATAGTCTTTCATTATCAAGTAATGGTCGTATTCAGGAGTATTCTCTAACGCATCCATTTGTTCGTCAGCTTCATCCTCGTCTTGCTCTCTGAGTTTCTTTATAGCACTTAGTTTCGCAGCAGTCTCTTTGTATTCTGCTTTCCACTGTTCTAACTCTTCTTTATTAGACTTGCTCGCAGCAGCCTTAAAGTTTTCTCTCGCTTTCTTGTACACGGTCTCTTTTCGTTTACCGTCTTTATCTGCTATGGCTGCATCGCTATACATCCACCCTGTGAGTGGTGCACTGCGGTGTCGTTTGTAACGTGCAAAACGCTCTGCAATTTGACTTGGTGTCATCTTACTTGCTTCAACACCACTCGCACTTAACTCATCAAAGTAAATCTTATCCAATTGACTTTGCGGACAGTTAAGAATACGTGCCATCAATAATGCACATTCCCTTGAGGTCTGCGCATCATCACCACAATAATCTATGATAGCTACCATGGCATCTGTGATACTTTGTGGGTTTACACCAACAGCAGACTGAGTAAGGAGATTCACACAATCGTTCAAAGCTTCCACATTATCCTTTGGGAATGTCTTTAAAATATCGCTCAAATCACTAACCAGCGGCATATCTTTCGTAACTGTAGCCCAATTCCCTTCACCTTGAAGTGCCATATTACCAGCTTGACTAAGAACATCACCACTCGTTAAACCCTCAAGGCTACCAAACAAGGCATGCGTTAAAGCATCATCCGTCATCTTTTTCTTCTCATCATCATTGTCACCAAGAATAAGATAAGGAAGATAAGCTCCTAAGTTCCATGCAAATTGTAACAAGAAACCAAATACGGCTATTCGTGCAAGGTTATGAAGTGGTCCCTTACGAAGTTCTCCATGTGCTGCCTTTTTAGCCTGTTCTTCTGTCAGTCCCTCACGTTGCAATTGCTTAATCATAAATTCTTCTGCTCGCTGGCGATAACCTGGTGTGAACAGCTTTACCTCATTTCGGAATGCGTCATACTGTTGACGAGTGTAGGACATTGACGAGTTTCTAAACACCGTGAACAAGACACTTAACCATGAGCGGTCTACCTGCATTGGGCTTAGGAACGCCCCCTCGCTTGATTGCTGTGTAGAGTTATAAAGAATTGTTGCGTCTTGCTTTGCACGCTTATCAGCAGTTGCTTCGTCAAATCCCCAACGCTTATACTTAGCATAACGTGACTGATACATAGCATGTGCACCCATTGCAACAGTGAGTGCATCAACAAAAGCATTAGGAGACATACCTATCATCGAAGCAATTTCTACTATACGACTACGCCACGCCTTCCAGTCCATATCGCTCTTCATCAGACGAGGGTCACCTGCGATACGGCTCTGCCAACGCTTTTCGAATATAGGAAGATTCTTCATCGACCAATTCCATGCGTTAACTGGGTTTACTACGTCTTTCGCCAAATGAGCCAAACTCGCATCTGGTAGATAGGCTGGGAAAGATAGGAACTGTTTCAATGCTGTAAAGACACGAAAACTTACCTTTGCAGCTGTAACACCTTTAGCTACGTTGACAGCTGTCTTATCAAGTTCTGCTATTGGTGGACGATACGCACCTACAGCCATCTTGCAGACACTACGGAAGTTCTTCCATAAGACAGCACCAGCACCGTATGCACTTGACATGTTCATCACTTGATTTCGGAAACGCTTGTAACTTAACATCGTATTGATATCACGTGTTAGTTCTGCAAAGGCTGCCCAATGCTCCATTTCCTGTAGATGGTCAGCTATTACATTGAAAGCGTCAGCACCTGTGACATCTAATGGTTTGTTATTACGTGTTCGCTTGATGATACCATTGGTTGTAGTACCTGGTAAAACTATACCAGCATTATCATCCTCTGCAACATCTTCTTCTTTATCAAGAGCATTCTTTAGTATCTTCAATGGGAAATAATTGTCTATTGCTGCCATAGGAGCACCGAACATTCGTTTATGAACTTCGTTGTATTTATTTCTCTTGTCAACAAGATATTCCTCCTGCAACCAGTCGGCAAGTTCCTTGAACTTAGGGTCAAGTATTTCTGTTATATGTTGTACATCTTGTTCTGTTATACCCATATAACGCAACTTCATCCTACCATCACTCATCTTGTCAACCATATAGATATACAACAAGTTCCCTTGTGTCAGTTCGTGCAGCTTACGTTCTCCGCCATCCCAGAACTCAACAGGGACTTTTCCCATCTTACGCTCTAAAGTAAACAAATCTGCCCACTTCATTTTCTTTCCATAGACTTCACTGACCTTTGCGTCGAGTTCTTTTAAATCGTCACGATAACCTGTATACTCGTTTTCTGTTGCATCTACCCAGCTACGCATGAATCTATTCCACAAGTAGCCCTCACCATTGACATTCTTCTTACCAAACATCCTAAGCATTTGGTCAAAAGTACCAAGTGGGGCAAGGAGGAAACGAATAGCACTATTGTTCATCAGCTTTTGAACCTTGTTATCTTTATGATGTTCATCAGTGATACGACCTTCCATATCGCTATTGCAGTTATGATGAATATCATTGATACGCTTTTGCTCAGCCTCACGCCACTCTTTTGCACGCTTAGCACTTTCACCAAGTATGCCTCCAAACTCCGCTGCTATTGAAGAATAGGCTTCTGCACGGTCTATTTTATTTTGACGAATAGCTTCTTCGGTTGCATTAACATATTGCTTATAGGCTTCTGCATCAAGTTTGCCTGCATCTTTATCTTCTTTGGCAGTCTTGATACTCTCACGTAATGCTTTCTCCTCTGCTTTGCTCTCGGTGATTTCTTCTACATAGCGTCTTGCTATCTGAGCACCTGCATACTCTATGGCTGCATTATCTGCAATTGTTTGGTCGTCACTTCCCATACGGCTCATAAGGTCAGGAATAAGAGTGTTATCTATTTCCTCTTTAGGGAATGATGTATACTTACGTGCTGTCTTAACAAGAATCTGACCTTGTGGGTCAAGGTTACCCTGCACCTCAATCCCTCTATCATTTAATCTTGTACCACGCATTGTGAAAAGTTTACCCAGCATATTTGCACCGCTATGTAATTGGTTATCCACCATAATATCCATGAGCTTCTGTACATGTCCGCTGATGTCTTCCTTGCCAACACCATTCCTAACAGCACTAAGTACTCGCTTGGTTTCGTAAACACTTAAATTATCAAGTAAACCTTTATCGAGTAATACCTGTGCAAGGTCGGTCATTGCTTTTGCTGTACTGATGTCGTATGAACGCTGTCGACTCATGGCACTTCGTAACTTTTGTAGATTGCCACCAATGGCTTTCATAGCCTCAACCTTTGCATTGAAATCATCTTTATTAGCTGCACTAATTTCTGCTTTCATGTTGGTGATGGTTTCTTCTAATCCCATATCACCATCACGGAAGCGACTAATATCCGTCTCATTGTAATTGGTCTTGTTTCGCATCAGTGCATCTTCGGCTGCATCCATTATAGTTGGTTTGCCACCATTACGGAGATTCTTCCACGACTTATAGAGAATGTAAGCCACATCCTTATCCGTCAACTTAACACTCTTTGCAATCTTAAGACCACGCAAGAATTTTTCAAGGAACTTTTGTACCCTTGCTTTTATTCTACCCCAGAATGTGAGTTCCTCCGCACTCATCTTCTCAAAGCCCTCATCACCGATGCGACCAGCCATGTCTGCCATATACTCTTCAGTGGCTTCCCTGCGCATCTGCTCACGCTTCTTATTAGCTTCCACCGTTGCCTCTGCACGAGAGAATACTCCCTTGCGACTCTCTGGACGGTCAGCTTCAGCATTCTTCTGCTGTGCAAGTCTGTCTACCTCAGTATCAAACAATTTGCGTTCTGCCTCGTCGATAGCTGTACGGATAGGATTTGTAGCATGGTCGTACACTTCATCAAGGAACTCATAAAAGCGTTCCTCACCAATAAGCTTGCGTAGTCCCTTATGCCCGACAACCTCATGTACTACTGTATTTGCAACGTCTGCAACATCTGCATTGTTAGGTAACAGAATAACAACCTCGTCATTCTTGGCACTCCACCAGCCTTTAGCCCTCTGTTGTCTGCGGCTCGGCAGTTCTGATATTTCAGCAGGGTCGCTTACCACACGGATAGGTGTATTCAGCCTTTCAGATAGCACCTTAGCTTGTAATGCTTTTGCCTGTGGTGTAGTGTCTTGTGGGTCAATTTTTCCCTGTAATGAGGATTTTTCTCCCCTAATACTTGGATTTACGAAATCTTTTACTATCTTTGCAGCAGAAGAAAGCTCATTTTTATATGTGGCATCTGCATTGAGAGCAGAAGCGCTTATATAAGATTGGGCTTTTTCTTTATCCACACTTAATAGCTTTCCGTCCAATATCCACTTGGTTACACCTTTGCTCTCTTTACCAAACAAAGAGGAAATGATATTAAAGTCAGCTTCTCCCTTCTTATTGACTTCTATACTTGCAAGTGTATTGTATCCTCCCAATTTGATTTCTAATAGCGTAGCAAAACTATTTGGATGACTACCCTCAAATACTGCAATAGGGTTTTGCATGGCAAGAGGTAGATTGTGCAGTTCCTTGACATCAAAATTATGGAGTTTAGCTTTCTTCAAGAGTTTATTACCATAGAGAATGATTGGCTTATCAGGAACACCTGCAGCCGACAGCATAGGTGAAGGCTGACCTAACTTTAATCGTTTCGACTGTGCATTTTTCTCAGTTAGTTCTGCCAGGTCTCTGTTAAACAGCTCGTTCACTTCTTCATCAAGATTGCGCTTGCCATATTCAACGTCTTCCTCCATGGCGCCTCTATCGAGTGCGCTATCATCAATATTGATAACATCCATGAGGTGTAAGGCGCTATTAGAAAATGCGGTCTTAATCTTAAAGATAGATTTATTAGTATCTCGTGTATCCTCT